TAAGTGGGTACGAAGTCCCGCCATACACCGCCGCCCCATCCGCCACCGCAGCCGCCTCGGTCGTCGCCGCAAGCGTGCCCACCGATGCGCCAGCCGGATACCCGTTCCAGTCCCGCGTGAATGTGATCATTTCGTCTTTCCTCCAGATTGCGCGCTATGCATCATTTCTTGAACTGAGCAACCTCAGCCTGCAACGCCTCAATCTGCGCTTGCTGCTGCTGAATTGCCTTGAACGCCAGTGCAACCATGTGCCCGTAGTACAGGGCATCGGGAGAACCGTCATCGGCGTATTGCACGAACTCTGTCAGGCCCGCCGCATGCACTTCCTCGGCAATCAGGCCGCCAAATGTGCGCTCGGAGGGGTCAGGGTCGCCGGGCTTTTTCTTCTTGATCTTCTCGGCGCGCAGGTCAACATCGCCCTTGGCTTTGCTCCTGTACGTCACAGGGCGCAGCCGCATCACTGCGTCAATGCCGTTGGCATAGTCCGCAACGTCCTTCTTGTACTTGAGCGACGAAGTTGACCGGTACAGAAACCCATCCGCCTGGATCACCACGTTGGCCGCGATTGCCGTTGTCAGCAGGTACGGATTGGATGCAGCACCGCCAGAACCGCCGAAGTTGATGGCGCCATCGTCGCGGAACTGCGCAATCTGCGATGCAGCAGAGTTGACGACCAACAGGGAATTGGTCGATAACGTCGCTCCGCCACTCTTGACATACAGCCGCTGGTTCGCCGCAGCCGCAATGCCCAACCCCAGATTCCCGTCCGAACGCATGCTCATGCGCTCAGTGCCAGACGTGCGCCACGAATACTGCAGCGAGTCGTATCGCATCTCCGTGTAGGCAGCACCGGACCTGTTGTAGCTCTGCAGCGTGGTGATCGAGGCTCCCGGGTCAATCTCAAGGCCGTTTGCCCCGGCATTGGAGATGACGAGTTTGAACAGCGGGGTCGTCGTCCCGATGCCGATGTCGCCAGACCCCAGCGACGTGATGTCGGTGTTCGCTCCAGACTTGGCCGCCACCAGAGCGGCGCGCCACTCCGCTTGGATCGCACTCGTATCCGGCGCCATCGGGGCAATGCCCACCAGCTTCGTGCCGGCCGTGAAGTTCACCGCCGACCCGCCGTTGCTCGACCCGCGGACCGTCGTGCGGGTGAGTTGGTTTACCCCGGAGTAGGTCCCCAGGCCGTACTCATACTCACCCGTGGGTTGACCGAAGGAGTTGACGCCCTCGATGTAGTACCAGACCGTGTCGGCCACCGAGCACACCGACGCGAAGGAGCGGAACCCCAGCGATGCACCGGCGAGCGTGAACACGCCCGTGCCCGTCGTGGTGCTCGACTCCAGAACGCGGTCGGTGATGATCAGTGCCATACCCTACCTCAGACGCCCGGCAGGATCTCGATGCTCCACGCCTCCAGCACGCACACATCGGTTGCCACCGCCAACTGCCCGGTGAACGATGCCACCACGTCTGCGGTCGTGTCGATCGCCAGCAGCGAAGGGGCCACCGACACCGGCGCGCCAGTCTCCAGGCCAGCCTGGATCACCTGGGACGCCGCGGCGCGGTTCTGCACCCGCTTGGACATCGTCAGGCCGGTCGTGGTCGTCGCAGTAGAGCTCACCACCGTGCCCGAGCCGAACTTGGCCTTCTCGATCTTGTTGCCCGCCGTGCTGTTGTGGCCGAACAGAGCGTGATACCGCAGGGCGCCATTGGTGCCCATCCGGTTCGCAGACACCGTGACGGCGCCCATCTGGATGTCCGCACCAGTGGCGCCGGTGTAGGCACTGTTGCTGCCAACCGCCGCCACCAGAGCAGCAGTCGTGGGCACATACGGCAGGGTCATCGTCGCCATGTAGGCGGTGTAGACCTGGCCCACGGTCGTGCTCGACATCACAGCGTAGTACCACCCGGCCAGGCCGCCGACCACAGCACCCGCTGGCAGGTACAGCCACACTTGCGGGTAGATCAGCGGCAGCGCCGTGCCCAGGGTGACGGTGCCGTTGGTCGCCACCGTGCCCGAGTTGGCAATCACGCACGGGATGCCGGTCTGCCCGAGAATTCGGGCGACCGATGCAATCCCGCCATCCGGGTCCTGCAGATGGGGCGACCCGTAGACCGCCACGCCAGCAGCGACTGCCGCGGCTTCCTGCTCGGGGGTGAATGTGCGGATCAGCGATCCAACCGCGTAACCAGCCACCAGGGCCGATGCGGATGAGGTGACACGGATGGTCATGATGGGAAGTCCTTGAGGATGGGTTTCAGCGCCTTATGCGGGCGCCTTGATTGCTTCGAGGATCTGCGCTTTCGTCGCGTCCTCGTCCACTTCGATGCCGTGGGCAGATGCGAACTCCAGCAACTGCGCCTTGCTCCACTGCGCGCCAGGCTTGCCGGCCGCCTCTTGTCCATCCGTCTCCTTGGGCGCCGCCGCCGGCTTGGAGTCCGGGCCCTCGAGCACGATGCCCGTGTTCGACTCCTTGGCCTGGCCGACGCTGGCATTGAGCACCGCGCGACGAATGTCACCACGGGCCGTTACGCCATAGGCATCACGCACCGCGTTCTCGTTGTACTTGCGGGTCAGGCGGTCGTATTCGTCGTCCGCGTCGATCTCGGCGTTTTGGCCGGTCGGCTCGCCCGGGTAGACGTTCGAGTCGCCATGAATCGCCTGCAGAACAGGGATCTCGTATTCGGGAACCTGGGGGTAATGCGTGGTCGTGATGTCACGATGCACGCCGACGGAGACCAGGGGGACAAGATGTTTCATTGGAGGGTTCTCGCTTTCTGTGTAGCAGGGGTCAAGGAAGCAGCGGCCCGGGGTTTATGCCGGGCCGCCAGGGGTTACGCGACGATGATCAGACCGTGCGCGTTGCGACGGTGCGCCTTCACGCGGCACCGCAGGTCCACTGACACGTAGGTCGCGCGGATGTTGTGCGGCGACTGCGGGCTGTAGACCGTCATGCCGTCGTCCTCGTACATCAACTGGTCGGAGTTGATGAAGTAGGCCCGCTTCTCCCACAGGGCCGAAGCAGCCGGAGTTTCCAGCGCGTCCAGGGTCGAGAACGTCGGATCCCACAGGATCTCGACACCCTTGTAGAACAGGCCCGTCTTGGAGCCCTGACCCACGCCGGCGTCGATGCGCTTGACGCTGCCCGCATCGGTGTTCTGGGTCAGCGTGATCAGCGTGCGGTACACGTCGATGAACGTCGATCCAGCCAGGATGCAGTCAGGAGTTCCACCGTTGCGATGGCAGGCGCGCCACATGGTTTCCATGGTCGCCAGCAGGTTGCCCGTGGCCACCGCACCGGCGAAGTAGTTGCGCCAGTAGGTCTTGGTCGCCGGGTCCAGGCCACCGTAGGTGCCGACCGCAGGGGTGCGCGACACAGCAGCATCCAGGCCGACAACCGCCTCGGCGCTCGACGTGCCATCACGGTGCAGTTCGATGTCCAGCTTCTCCTTGAAGCCCAGCTCGAACGCTTCCATGTGCTCGGTGATCATGTTCGTGATCACGGCCTTCTCGTTCGCGGTGGGCACCAGCTTGCCCTTGGACGCCGGGTCCGGGTCCACGTACACGCCAGCGGCGAACAGGTTGTCCCAGGGCAGGTACATGCCATCCAGGGCGGTATACCACTCGTAGGTTGCCTGATCGACCGTATCGCGCTTGGTGAAGGTGCGCGCCGACTCGCCCTTGGACCAGGCGAAGTTGGTGCCGTAGCCCTTGCGCACTTGAACCTTCTGGTTCACGCCAGGGTTGAGCTTCTTGCGCTTGGCCATGAGCTTTTCGAGCAGCGGATGCTGCGTGCCGACCTGATCGATCGGGCGATTGCGGAGATAGTCCGCGATAGAGAGCGTGGCAATGGTTGCCAGATCGCCGCCAGAGATAGCCATGATGGGCCTCCGTGAGAAAGAAAATGTGTCATTCCTTTCACGCTTGCCGACGCACCATCTCGGCTGGAGGCATTTGCAGGTCTTGGCCTGCCGGTGGTGAATCCGGCTTGCACCTTGTGGCCTTGCCCTGCTGGGGCTGTGGGTCGCGACTCCCACGTACATGCGGTATTCCTGGGCGTGTTGCTGCTGGCAAAAAGCCCGGGGCGCGACTCCCGGTTACTGCTTCAATTCGACAACTGCGAGCGCATTATTTGCGCGTGTCAACACCCGTCTGACCAGAAAGTGATTCAGCCAGGCAATCCCGCCGACGCCCATGCATGCTCGACGGATTCCTCTGCCGTCACCGGCTTGGAGCCGATCTGCCGGGTTCCGCTTGCCACATGCCCCGGCCGCAGTGGTTGCGGTGCCGGCGGCGCCGCTGGCGGTGGGGGTGTGTAAGCGTCGTACATCATCAGGATGGCCGACTGCCACTGGTTGGGCTGGTACGTGGTCACGAACTGCTGCATCACGCCGGGCTCGCGCAGTTTGCTCTGGATGAACGCCATCTTCTGCGCATGGCCTGGGGTGTTCGCACGCTTGGCAAGCGCCTCGTCCATCTGGCTTGCCGCAGCCTCGATGGTCTTCTGGAACTGCGTCTTCTCCTGACTCACCCGGTTCTGCTCGGCCAGGCGTGCCTGCTGGTCGCGCAGCTTGGCGATCTCAAGGGCGCGCTCGCGGGTGATCGCCATGTTCTCCACATCGGCAGCCAGGTCGGCGTGTTTGGACAGCAGATCGATGCCCGGCGCATCCACGCCCAGACGTGTCGCCAGGTCCGCCCGCAGGCCGTCGAGTTGCTTGAGCGCCGTCTGCAGGTCGTTCGGGTCCGCTGACTTGAAAAGCCGTCCCATCTCGAGCATGCCGGCGAATTCATCCTGCGCCAGACCGGACTGCTGCACCATCTCGCGCACGCTGGCCAGGGCCGTCTCTGCCTCGGTCGCTCGCTTTTCCAGATCGGGGACCTGCTTTGCCCGCTCGGCCAACTGTGCCCATCGGCCTTTTGCCTTCTCGCTGGCGCCCTCGGGTGGCGTCAGGTCCTCATCCTCGGCCTTGGGCTTGTCCTTGACCTCTGCCGGCTTGTCGACAGGCTTGTCCTGCGCCGTGGGCTTGGGATCGTCCTCGGGCTTGCCGATGCCGTCCAGCAGCGCGGTGATCTTGGCCGTGTTCTCGTCGCCGTGGCCGGTTTCGACCTTGACGACTTCGGGCTCTGTCGCCGCGGGTGGATCTTGCGTGACCTCGGGTGCAGCGCTTTGCGCTGGCGCCGCTCCGGTGTCGGTGCCGCCGGTGTCGCCGGGTTCGGGTGCGAGTAGTCTGGGTCGTGGGTATTTCATTGAAGTTGTGCAGGGGGTTGACCAGGCAAGCCGCCCGGCATTGGCATACCCGGCTGCATGCCGGGAATCTGGGGCGCCGCCTGGGCGATGGGCTTGGGCGGAAGGAATCGGTCGACGTCCAGCGATTCATCGAACCTTGCCGCCGTCTCCTTGACCAGTTCGCGGTATGGCGTGCTGTCGCCGTTCATCGCGTCCGTCTGCATGATGATCCCGATCATCTGCTGCAGCAGGGGAAGCGCGCGGGTCCACGACTCCTGCTGCTCGAGCTTGTTCGGCGCCGCGGTCGAGCCGGCGCGGATCTTCATCTGGATCAACTGGAACACCGTGTCAGGCGTGCGGGTGGCCGGCCACTCGTAGGGCAGCACGGGTTCCGGTGGCGGTTGCCCGGCCATCACGGCGGCCAGAATCTCCTGCTCATCGGGCATCTTCGGCCCGCCCATGATCTGCTCGACCTGCTGCGGGGTCATGGCCAGCAGGCACAGCTCGCTCGAATACTGCGCGATCTCGCTCAGCCAATCCTCGACCGTATCGCGGAAGTCTGCCACCCTGGCGCCCAGCGATTGGTCCGAGATGCTCGCCTCAGTGGCGGTCTTGGGCTTGGTGACGATCGACCGGGCGGCTTCCTGCAGCCCAGATACCGTCTCGATGTCGTAGCTGATCGGGGATGTGTCGTACACCGCTGGATCAATCTGCAACTGCTGGCCCTGGGCGAACATGTTGCCCAGCGGCTGCCCGCCCGTGTCCACGACGAGAACCTCGCCAATCTCCGGGTGGACGTGCTTCTTGATGTCCTTGTCCCGCACGTCACCGGACGTGATCCAGTGCGGCCGGATGTTCCGGCGAACCTCGGCGAACTTGTCGCGGGTCTCGTTGTGCTCGACCTCGAGCTTTTCCAGATCATCGACGAGGGACTGGCTGACCACCTCGCCGTCGACCACCCCCCAGGGCAGGATGAAGTACGGCCACCAGCGCTCACCGGCGTATTGCGGTTGGTACGGCGGGCGGGCGAATTGGGACTTGATCCCGTCCACCAGCGTGTAGATCGTGTTGTCGGTCTTGTTCCACACCTCGTAGACCAGAACCAGCGGGTCGTCCGCGCTATTGCCCTGCATGTTCGTGCCCGAATACGGACTGTTGGCCTGCGGTGACTTGTCGACCTCGCCCACTTTGTAGGTCGTGGCATTGGCCAGGTCGAACCCGGGGAACAGGCCCATCGCCGCAGTCTTGCGCATCGGAATTTTCTCGATCATCCAATCGGACTGCTCGTAGTCGAGGATGTCGTCAATCGCCGTGTCCAGCAGCAGCCGGTCGGTGCGCACCATGTCCAGCACCAGGCCCTCGGACGCGACGACCTCCTTCTGCGCCTCCATGCCCTTGATGGCCTGCTCAAGTTCTCGCTTCTTGGACTCCAGATCCACCCGGCCGGCCTCGTCGCCCTCGATCTGGGCCAGCAGGGCCTCGATGTTGGCGATGTTCTCCTGCGCGTCCTCGATGCGGTCCTTGATGATCGGGTCGGTCCTGCGGTCGCGCTGGTACTGCACCTTGAGAATGCCCAGCGTGCAGGTCATCGCAGCACGCACACCTCGCTTGGCCTTGCTCTTGAGCTTCGCATCGTCGAGCATCGTCTGGGTGACGGTGGACACGGTATCGCAGAGCTTGCGCAGATTGGCGCCCTTGTTCGTGGGCTCGGCGCTCATCTCCGGGTTCTTGGCGTAGACCTTGGACTGCACCACCGCGATGTTGGCCTTGATCAGGTTCGCGCGCTTCTTGTTGTAGTGCGGAGACTCGGGCGTCGTGGCCGGCGAATCGTCGATGCCACGCACCAGGCGCCGGTTGTACCGCACACGCCGGTGGAAGCTGTCCCAATGCTTTTCGGCGGCCTTGATCCGGGCCATCCACGTTGCGACCAGCGGATCGTCTTTCGGTTTGGCCTGCTCGACCTGGCTGGTGACGATGGCCTGCGCGCTGCCTGCTGCAGGGGGAGGTGTAGGGGTCAGGTCAATCATCTGGTGATCCGCTCGATGCGATGTGCTCCATCGGGCAGAATATGAACGAGGTTTGCCTCGGGATCGCCAGAAAGTGATTCCTCGGGCTCCTCCGGGGAACGGGTCACGCGCACCAATCCCTGCCGCGTGGCGTCCCAGCAGTGATCCTCGGCCTCGGTGTCCACGTCGTCCGGGTCGTCAGGGTCGGGCTCGAGGGTCGGCACGGTCCTGATCCAGTGCCGGCAGGTATCGAACACCGCGAGCTGGTCCGTCTCCAGCAGCCGGATGATCTCCATCGCACCGGCCGCACGGCTTCCCTTTGCCGCCCAGGCTGGCCGGAACTTCACCCCGTGCCTGCGGAAAGTCTCGGCGTGGGTGTTCTGCGCCCCGTACTGCCCACCACCACGGGCGAACAGGTCGGGCCCGGTGAACGATGGCCCCATGTAGATCCCGACCCGCTCGTCATGCTGCTCGCGCTTGGCAATCCGCATTGCCACGGTGTCCGGGGTCTCCTTCGAGCCGACATTGGGCATCTCCTTGCCCCGCTCGTCCTTGGCGATGCCGTACATCTCGCGCCAGATGTAGGTCTTGCCCTCTGGATCCTTGGCGAACCAGAGCACCGCATACGGCTTGGCATAGCCCCAATCCATCGCCCTCCAGCACTTCCAGTGCCCGGGGATGGGGAACGGCTTGACGATGTGCTTGACCGGGTCCCAACAGTGCTCGAGGAACGCGCCGATGTTGATGTCCCACGACCCGTAGAGCCATGCCCGCTTGCGGTTCGGATCGCGTATGCCCTCCAGGGTGGCCATGTACTCCGGGTCGTTGGCCAGCAGCGCCAGGTTCTCGCGGATGTCGCCGTGCACGTAGCAGCGCTCCCGGCCGTGCTCGTCCGCAATGATCTCGCCGGGCTTGACCTCGCCGATGCGGAACCGCTCCTTCACCGCGGCATGCCCCCTGCCATAGGGGTTCGTCGTGGCCCGGACCATCCGCGGCATGCCGGGCTGCGACGACCGGCAGCACGAATGCATCATCTCGTAGAAGGCCAGATCCCGCCAGTTCGTCAGTTCCTCGAACCCAATCCACGGGTATTCGTGTCCGTGGTAGTCCCAATAGTCATCCTCCCGAACCCCCTGCCGCAGTAGCAGTTCCTCGCCGTTGGGGAATTTCCATGTGTAGCTGGCCTCGTTGAACCGTGCGGCCGGGAAGAACAGGCGGAACCACTGCTTGCTTTTCGTGGCCACGTCGGCAAGCTGCGGGTATGTCTCGCGGAACAGCACACCACGCCACGCCGCGCCATAGCCGCGGTTGACGTATTGAGCGAAGGACATCAGCAGCGCAGCGGTCTTTCCCCCTCCGCGCGTGCCCTCCAACAGGCATTCGAACACCGGGCAGGTCAGGAACTCGATCTGGCTGCCAGGGTGCGGTATCCAGCGGGTTTGCGTCACCGCTTCTGCACCATCTTCGTCCATGCTGCCGGGTCATCGATCACCCCAGGCACCACCAGCACACCTGGATGCTCTGGCGTTTCCTCTGCCTCGTTCAGCCGGGCGATGCGGTCCTTGTTGGCGGCCAGCAGGTTGATGCCGATCGACGCCGATTCATTGGCCAGCTTGGTCAACACCCCCACATTGCGCAGTTGCTCGATGGACTTGAGCGGGTCCGCGTCGTCCACTTTGCTTACCTCGCTGTTCGCCAGGGCATTGAGGCGGTGCGCCGTGGCCGACCCATGCATTGCAGCGGATGCCAGGTTCTCGCTGATGTCGATTAATTTCCGCGCGAGACTATTCGCGGTTATTTGCGCGGGAATCGGCAGGGAACGCAGCGCAAGCGCAGCGTCCGCCATCTTGTTCGCCACCACCTTGATGGTGTCTGTCTGCCCCTTGAACTTCTCCCGGATTGACGATTCCGCGATACCGAATTCCTTGCCCAGGGACGTGCGCGACTCGCCATTGAGCATGCGAGATTCGATCTCTGCCCATTGCGCCTCGGTCAGCTTCGATTTACGTCCCACTGATCACATCCGTATTAGGGTTTATCCCTATGCAATACCCGTTGACTGATACACGCATTGCGTGCATACTACTTTCCATGGACGGCGCAATTGCAGTCCGCCGGCGCCTCCCGGTAGTGGGGCAGGAGATACAAAATGACCGAAGCCGAAAACTACGCATTGCTCCACGACGGCGGCAATACGGAGCAAGCCTACAAGCTCGCCAATAACATGAGCATCAGCATCGATCAAGACTGGAAAAACGAAGTCACGGTCTTTCATTTCGCTGACGGTTCGCACATCTACGCATCCGGCCACGAGTTTCGCGCTGCCACGCAAGCCGAAGCGGACGTCGATTGGAATCTGGAAGCCCGCCCCGCGTCTTGGTCCGACAAAGAAGACTGAAATGACCAACCACCCCAACCGCTCCCCGGGCCACCCCGGGCGCAACCCGGACCCCGCCGAGATCCGCGCAGCCCGAAAAGCCGCCGGCCTGAACCAGACCCAGGCCGCGCAGCTGATCCATGGCACGCTGCGCGCATGGCAAGAGTGGGAGGCCGGCAACCGGCGCATGCACCCGGGCCTATGGGAACTTTTCCAGCGCAAGCTGTGAATCATCCGACAACCTCCACCAGTTCAGGCAGCAGCAGCACGACGGCAAATGCCCGGTTGCGGGGTGTCAGGTAGCGCAATACGAGATATTCCCGGTGCTGCCTCCTGCGGCCACGGTATCCGGTGACCCGGGCGAGTTGGCCCAGGGGGGTCCGCACCAAGGTTCCGATCGGGATGGATTCGACCTCGACCGGCCGCGGGGTGAACCGCAGCAGGCCGATCGGTGGCTTGGTGTTGATCCCGGCTGTCATGGCTTGTTAGATAGGGCCGCGCGGCGGGCCTTGTTGCCATCGGTGTGATTGAGGGACGACAGGTGCCACAGGAAGCAGATCGGACAGCGGTAGGGTGTGATCGACGCGTTGCCGTGCAGCTTCCGGCCCCGGATGGCGAAGTCCCGGGCCTCGTTCTTGCTGGCGAATCGCTTCTTGTCGATGCACATGCGCTGGGCGGTCTTGAACGTGACGGTGCGGCCGATCTTCTCCATGGGGATCGGCGGCTTCATTGGCGCCTCGCTTGCTCGAATGCCCTCTGGATGTGCATCCAATGCTGGCCGGCGGATCGGTTGATCAGCACGCGGATGCGGGCCTGTGCCTGGGCCTGCATGGCGTCGAGTTGGGCGGGGGTCATCGGGTTTTCTCCAGCTCCTTGCGCTTTGCCGCGTACCGTGCGCGGATCTCGATCAGTTCGCCGCGGGTCCACTTCCTGACTCGGTTGTCCGCTTCCAGGGCCTCGACGGCGGCCAGGCCGATGCGATTGATCAGGCCAATGCGGTAGTCCACCGCCCGCCCGGCGCCGTGCCGGTTGCACACGACAAGCTGCCGGTGGCAGTTGTCCTCATCGAATCGCAAGTGGCCAGCACTCCCGGTCGATCGGTAGTGGCCGGCATCCCAGCGGCTCCCGGTGATCAAGTCCCGATCGTTGGCCGTCCTGCCGCAGCAGATGCAGGGCTTGCCCGCGTCCCGGGCTCGGATGTATGCATTGAATTCACGTTGCGCCAATCGGATCAGTTGGGGAATGGTCTGGATTGCATCGCGCCTGGCGCGGGTTTTCGCCCGTTCCTGGGCTTTCCTGGCCTTGGTCGATTCCGTGGCCTCGGCCTTGGCGCATCGCAGGCCACACACAGCTTGCAGGGGGCGAACGGGGGTGAATGCCTTGCCGCAGCGGCGGCAGTCTTTGGTGGCTACGGGCTGGAGCATCAAGCAGCCTCCATCACTTTGCAGCGCCGGGCCAGCTCGACCAGCCACGCGGCCAGCTCGGGCGGAGTGCCCTCGTACTCTGGTTTTGTGATTGATGGCCGGCATTTGGCCTTGTCGCGCCCACTCCACAATCCGACCGTGTGCGTGGCTTCCCCAAGGCGCATCGGCATGAGCGGAATGTCTGTCGGCTCAACTCCGCATACATACAGTCGCGTGCGCTTTCTGGCACGATGCCCCCACCAGTGCTGATCGACGATGAGCGTCCATCCGCCGAACTCGTCGCGCTCACCCGGCTTAGGCAGTCCGGCAACCTTCCATAGCGTTGACAGCAACGGATGCTCCAGCACACCGCCCCACTTGCGCACCGCAGCAATTGCGAAGTGCGCCAAGTCCTTTTCACCTTCTCGCGGCTTCGCCCAGTTGCGCAAACTGGCCCATGCCCGACAAGGTGGATGCGCCACCACCGGACACCCACCAGGCCACGTCCTGGCGTCGCGCTCGATGTCCCACACGTCACACTCGGGCATGGTCTTGTACACGCTATCGGCGCGGGCGAACAACACGGCGACCGTCATGATGCCTCCACAATCTCGCCCGTCTCGGCGTCAACGATCTGCCGCGGCGCCTCGGGGAATGCGATGTCGTTCTCCGATCCCCACGCGAAGATGAACTCGATCAGTTCCGCGCATTCCTTGCGGGTCAGCAGCGAGGTGCGCCGGAACACGATGTCCACCCCATGCCCGTCCAGGGCCGGCAGCAGTTCGACCTGCTCACCCCTGGCCCTGCACCATGCCGCGGTCAGCAAGCGTTTCCACGTCTCGATGTCTCGGCGCTTTCCCGCCCACTCCTGCGTCTTGGAGATGTGGCCCAGCATGGCGTGAAGCAGCCGGTTCTCGGCGTCCGATCGCTTTTCCTCCTTGACTTCGAGGGTCAGCGGTCGGCCGCCGGCCAGCAAATGGCCCTTGATGGCAGGCCATGCGACCTGCGCCAGGTCGTTGTATGCCTGCTGGGGGTTGTGGCAGCGGATGTGGATCATGTCAGTCCCCGCAGAAGCAGGCGATTGCTTCCTCGTCGACATCGAACATGTCGAGCTGCTCTTGTGCGTACTTGAGCATCTGTGCGTAGCTCGGGCGGTCGGAGCGAAACACTGCCCCGCTTGGCTTGCTTGCTCTTGCCTCTGCCTCTGCCTCTGCCCACCAGATTGCACGGCTGGGCTTTTCGCGTATCAAGCTGAGAATCTGCGCGGCAGGCTTGAGGAAGCACAATTCACAATTGCCCGCTGTCGTGCGTCCGTTTCGACTCGGCAGGTTCAGTTGGAATGGCTGTGCGTCCCAAAATGCGCCTACATCGTGGACGGTCACGCCAGCGTCGGCCAGCGGAACGATATTCGTGATCTGCGTCGATTCCGAGTTCTTGCCGTTGCGCATCTTGGCGACACGGCGCTGCTCGTCTGACCGAATGCCGACCATCATGTCTATCCCGCCGACGAGCATACCTGCATCGCGCAGGTACTTGTACATCACGCGGATTTTCAGTTCGGAGGTACAGAACCGCGTTACTGGGTTCGGCAGGTATTGCCGCTTGTCGATGATGGCTTTGAACGGCTCCCCGTTCCTGCTTGCGCTGTCGAAGTCCACCACGGCATAACCTTGGTCGTCGTTGCGGTACTCGACCCATGTAATCGGCACGTTCCAGAACTTCCCGCAGTCGCGCACGAACTCCAGCGTTTCCTCAGCTTCAAGTCCGGTGTTGGCGAAGCACACAACCGCGTCAGACGGCAACCCGCCGTTGCTCTGCAGAACACGCCACAGCATGTAGGCGCTGGTCCTGCCACCGCTAAAGCTGAT